GAGATGGGCGTGGAGCGTCTTGATGTGGACGGTGTTACCGTATCGCGTAAGATGATTGTTCATGCGTCGATCCCTGCCGACCGCAAGGAAGAGGCGTTCGCTTGGCTTCGCGAGAACCAGTTGGATGATATCATTAAGAACGATGTGACTTGTTCCTTTGGTAAGGGAGAAGACAATGTTGCGGGGGATGTCGTTGGCATCCTGCAAGAGCGCGGCTTTGATCCAAAGACCAAGACCCACGTTCACCCGTCTACACTCAAGGCCTTTGTTAAGGAACGGGTAACAGACGGCAAGCCAATCGACCTCGATATGTTCGGGGCTTACATCAACAACGCAGCAGAAATTCGGAGGAAAGCATAATGGCTAACGCAGTAGCAAAAGCAAAAAGTGCAGAGTTAAGCACAGACGTATTGGACGACATCTTTGAAACAGCAGGGGATGGTGCATCCTTTGACAGTTCTGAAATGCAGATCCCGTTCGTTCGGATCCTGCAAGCACTGTCACCGCAGTTGAACAAGAAGAAGCCTGAGTACATCGAGGGGGCATCGTCCTCTGACATGTACAACACGGTCACTGGTCAGTACTGGGACGGGGAAGAAGGCGTGGTTGTTGTGCCATGCTACCAGACTACAAAGTATCTGGAGTTTGTACCTCGCGATCAAGGTGGCGGGTTCAAGGGTGAGATCCCTGCCAACGATCCGATGTTGCAGCGCACATCGCGTGAGGGTTCCAAAGAGATCCTGCCGCACGGCAATGAGTTGGTTAAGTCAGACCAGCATTACTGCTTGGTGGTTGATGCAGACGGCGGGTTCCAACCTGCGGTGATCGACATGAAGTCGAGCCAGTTAAAGGTCAGCCGCCGCTGGAAAACCCAGATTGCAATGCAGAAGATCAAGCATCCTAAGACTGGTGCGATGGTTACCCCTGCGGTATACGCTACGATGTGGCGTCTATCTACGACTGAAGAGTCCAATGACCAAGGTACATGGGGCAACTACCAGATTGCCAAAGAGTCCCTTGTCACTGACCGAGATCTCTTGATGGAAGCGAAAGCGTTTCGCGAGTCGATCATGGCTGGTGAAGTGAAAGCTGCTAAAGACCCGGAACATGCGAGTCCGGCACAGGATGACGACATCCCGTTTTAAGTAGCCTTGGCAGGGTAGGTCTTGGGGAAGATCTGCCCTGCTTCTTTCACAACAGGAGCCAAGCATGTCACTAGCACAAAGAATGCTAGCGGCCTTTGAGGGATCGAAGGTTGCACACGGCACGACCAAGGTCGGTAAGGTTGGACGCAACGGCAAGGCCGAGGCGGACAGTCGCATTGTCCGTGAGCCGTTAACACAGAAGATCATGCAAGGACACATTGATGGTAAGCAGGGGATCGGTGCGATACCGATCAACGAAGATAACAAGTGCCGTTGGGGTGCGTTGGATATAGACATCTATGATCTAGATCAGAACGAACTGCAGGCGCGGATCCAGAAGTTGAAACTTCCTCTGTTGCATTGCCGCTCCAAGTCGGGCGGAGCCCATCTATATTTGTTCCTTGAAGAGTATGAGCAGGCCAGCGTGGTCCGAGAGTATCTGCTAGAGATGGCTGTAGCTCTGGGCCACAGCGGCTGCGAGATATTTCCAAAGCAGGACACGATCCTGTCTGAGCGTGGGGATGTAGGGAACTTCATCAACCTGCCGTACTTCGATGCAGAGTTACCACTGCGGTATTGCTACGACGAGAAGGTACAGTCCATGGAGCTTGAGGCTTTCTTGGACGCCATCGACAGCAAGTCCACTGCGATCTCTTCCCTTGAGAAGCTGCGGACCAAGAAGCAGCGCAAACAGTTTAGCGACGGGCCACCATGCTTGCAGCATATGTTTGCCGATGGCCCTGTGGGTGATGACCGGAACAAGAAGCTGTTTAACTGTGGTGTCTACTGCCGCCTGAAGCACTCGGATGATTGGGTGCAACAGTTCGAAACAATGAACCAGCAGTTGTTCACTACGCCCCTTGATGCCAAGGAGGTTCTGGCTTTGCAGAAGAGCTTGGACAAGAAGGCTTACTTCTACACCTGTGACCAGGAGCCCTTTAAGAGTTACTGCGACAAAGAACTATGTATGTCTCGGAAGTTTGGTGTAGGTGATTCGGAGGTTTCAGCCATCGAGATCGGGGGATTGCTTGTGCAGTTGTCCGAGCCGCGCCTGTATTTCTTGACGGTATCTGGGCAGCGTGTGCAGTTAAACTCGGAGCAGCTACAGAACCAGACCCTGTTTCAACGTGCGTGTATGGAGCAGATCCAGGTTGTGCCTCCGATACAGAAGCCTCGTGCGTGGCAGAAACTGTTGCAGAGTCTGATGGCTGAGTCCACCAAGCAAGAGGTTCCAGAAGAGTTGACCTTGACGGGTGAGTTCAAGGACCTGCTTCGCACCTACTGCACCAGCCAGATCAGGGCGATGCACCCAGAGGAACTGATAAGCGGGAAGCCTTGGACAGACAACGAGGGGTTCACCTCGTTTACAATAGCAGGGCTGATGGAGTTCTTGCACAACCGCCGCTTCAAGGCGTTCACTAGGGCCCAGATCCAAGAGATATTGAAACAACTAAACGGCAACAAAGAATGCCACGGGCACAAAGCTATCAACAAGGCAGACGGTTCAAGGTCCACGATCCGAGTATGGTGGGTCCCTGCTTTCGAGAACATAGACGTATCCCTGCCTGTAGAGGAGATTAACAATGACATCCCTTTCTAAGATGATGAAGGCCAAGGATGTGGCAGAGTGGCTCGGTGTTTCAGAGTCCGCCATATACAAGTGGGTAGGCGACGGCGACTTCCCTAAGCCTTACAAGCTGGGCAACGCTGATGCCCAACGTGCGGCCAGCCGCTGGGATCGCAAGGAGATCGAGGCGTGGTTGGAGAATCGTCGTGATCGATAATGCCACACTTATCCTCGGGCCACCTGGCTGCGGGAAGACGTACACTTTGATCGAGCGGGTTGAGGCCAAGCTGCAAGAGGGTGTGCATCCCTCTCGTATCGGTGTGGTTTCGTTTACAACCAAGGCGATTGGAGAGTTCGTTGAGCGGGCGACCACGAAGTTTAACCTGACCAAGAACGACTTCCCACATTTCAGAACGCTCCATGCTACGGGCTACCATGGTCTGGGCCTTGAGCGCGGGGACGTTATGAGCGGCGAGGACTACAAGGTTCTGGGTAAGATACTAGGCTTGGAGTTTAAAGGCGCGGATTCTACCTCGATGGATGATGGGGTTTCTGTTCCTGCGATGGGAGGATCGGGGTCCAAGTACCTGCAACTGATCATGCGGGCGGTCTATCGTGAAGCGACCTTGGACTATGAGTATAACTACGAAGAGGATTACTCGCTGAACTTCTCCAAGCTGGTGCAGGTTTCCCAGCAATTGGCAGAGTACAAGTCCAAGAAGAACAAGGTAGACTTCACGGACATGATCTCCAACTACATAGACATTGCGGATCCTCCGCACTTGGACATGCTGATTGTGGATGAGGCACAGGATCTGACCCCGCTGCAGTGGACGATGGTTGAGAAGATGTCGAAGTTTGCGACCGAGGTTCTGATTGCTGGGGACGATGACCAAGCTATCCACCGCTGGACCTCTGTAGACATCGAACGGTTCAAGGAAAGCACAGACAGGACGGAAGTACTCAACCAGTCCTACCGCCTACCACGGAGCGTCTGGGAGCTTGCTATGCGTATCTCTGCTCGTATTCCTGGGCGGTTGGAGAAAGAGTTCTACCCTAAAGAGGAAGAAGGCAGCGTCCGTACAGTGGGAGCACTGTGGCATCTGCCCTTGAACCAAGGATCGTGGACCATCCAAGCTCGGATCAACAAGTACGTCAACGATATCGCGGAGCAGTTGGAGCAGGACGGTTACTTCTACAGCCGGAAGGGCCGTTGGTCTGTGAGCCAGAAGAAGGTCGAGGCCATGGAGGTGTGGCGTGATCTGGTGGACGGTCAGGCTATTGGCATCGGCAGGGTGCGCAAGTTGTACGAGGCTGTCCCTAAGATGGGGGCGTTTGCAGCGGTGCGGCGTGGGGCTACGACTCTGCTTGATGCTGCGGGGTCCGAGGACCTGTTGACCTATGACATGCTGGTCAAAGAGTTTGGTTTGATTGCACCGAGGGACACGCATCCAATGGACGTGATCAAGATGTCGGAGGAAGAGAAGATCTACATCCGTGCCATCGAGCGGCGAGGCGAGAACATTTACCAAGAGCCGAGGATCAAGATCTCAACTATCCATGCTATGAAGGGGGGAGAGGACGACAACGTGGCAGTATACTTGGGGTCAACCAAGAACTGCGTTGAAGGGAAACATCCGGAGGATGAGCACAGGATCTTTTATGTTGCGGTTACCCGCTGCAAAGAGAACCTCTACTTAATCGAGTCGGACAAATCATACAGGTACGAGATATGAAACGAGATGAAGTGTTAGCCACCGCCGGGGAGTATATCAACGGACAGAGGGCCACGGACTACGGGGATGCATACGAGAACTTCGAGCGCATTGCCGAGGGCTGGAATTTAATTATCCGAAACGCCATGACCACCCACGGGTACGTCACACCACAGCATGTTGCGTTGATGATGGACTGGGTGAAGACAGCGCGGCTGCTCAACGACATCCGCCATGAGGATTCGTGGATCGACAAGTGTGGGTACAGCGCATTGGGCGGAGAGTTCACTGAGCGGGAGAAGACAATCTCAAAGCGGCTGGATAAGATACTGGGCAAGTCCAATGACTAATGGCTTCACAAAAGACAGCATCATCGCTGCGCAGATGAACCAGCCAAAGGAACTGGCGTGGAACATCCCGACAGAGTTCCCTGACCTGACGCACCACAAGCAGATAGCCGTGGACCTTGAGACGTGTGACCCGAACCTGATGACACTGGGCCCAGGTTGGGTGCGCAAGGATGGGTTTGTGGTTGGCATCGCTGTAGCTGCGGGCGACTGGGAGGGGTACTTCCCTATCCGCCACGCCAATGGGCACAACATGGATGCAAGGATCGCGCTCAAGTGGCTGCAGAAGCAGATGGCAACGCCGCACATCGACAAGATATTTCACAACGCGACCTACGATGTTGGCTGGCTACGCGCCGAGGGCATCAAGGTCGAGGGCCGGATCAT